TCGTGATGTATTCTTCCCTACCCTGAAGAAGGAAGGTATCGATACCGTTCTCCACCTTGGAGATGCGTTTGACAGCCGTAGAGGAATCGAGTTCCAGACACTACAATGGGCGAAGAGAGTGGTGTTTGACCCTCTCAAGGAGATGGGAGCAAAGATGCACCTGATTGTGGGTAATCATGATGCCTACTACAAGAATAGTAATAAGATCAACTCTATTGAACTTCTCCTCACAGAGTATAACAATATAACAAAATACTCCAAGGCCACAGAGGTCAATGTCAAGGGATTGGACATTCTGTTTTTACCCTGGATTTGTGATGAGAATGAGAAGGAAACATATAAACTCATAAAGAAGACCAAGGCAAAGTTTGCCATGGGTCACCTTGAGTTGAACAACTTTAAGGTGAATCGATATGTGACCATGGATCATGGTGCCGATGACGGAACCTACTCAAAATTTGATAAGGTCTTTACTGGACACTATCACA